CTGAAATAGGGCCGGCAAAAATGCGATTGGCGGATTGATTGTCCAATCCAGTGGTAATTTGAGCCGAGAAATTATCTGCATACGCCACTGAAAAAGTAAGAGGCGTGGAATCATTAAAAGTAATTTCATTAATTGCTGCTTGACGCTGCCATGCCGCACCATTCCACGTGTATTCATAGCCAGTAGATGTGTCGAGGAATTGCTGGCCAGTAAACGTACCATTCGCCACTGGTGCATTTGCTTGCACCACTGTCGAGGAACTATTGGCAAGCTTGATGGCCGTCACGCCACTATCAACCAACTGAGCAGTGCCCACTGCACTATCAGCAATCTTTGCCAGTGTTACAGCGTCATCAGCAATGTTGACAGTATCAATGGCGCTAGCAGTGAACTTCCCTACGCCAATGGTGCCAGATGCAATCTTCGCATTGGTAATAGCACTATCAGCAATGTTGGCAGTAAGCACGCCGCCAGTGCTAATCTGCAAGCCGCTAATCGTGGCGCTAGTAATTTTGGTGCCAGGAACATCCCCGTCAGAAAGATTGAGCTTGGCATAGGCAATCGTGGCGTTGGCAATCTTATCGTTGGTAACGGCAGCGCTTCCCAGCGCAGTGGTATCAACGGCGCCAGCGGCAAATTTTGCGCTAGTAATACCACTCGTGGCTAATGCCGCAGTGGTGACAGCCTCCGCTCCAATCTTTGCAGCAGTAACGGCACTAGCAGCAATAGTGGCTGTCGTCACTGCATTGGTGTCGATCTTGCCAGCCGTTACGCCACTAGTAACAATCTTTGCAGCCGTAACAGCACTATCAGCAATAGCGCTGGTCCCAACGGCAGAAGCAGCAAGTTGAAGGCCGCTAATTGTTGCGCTAGTAATCTTGGAACCAGGAACACTGCCATCCGCAAGATTTAGCTTGCCATATTCAATGGTAGAAGCAGCAATTTTTGCATTGGTAACTGCCAATGCTCCAAGAGCAGTGGTATCAACAGCGCCAGCGGCAAACTTAACACTAGTAATTCCACTAGCAGCCAATGCAGCAGTATCTACTGCTCCTGCCGCAAACTTGGTGGCATCAATGGTGGAAGCAGCAATTTTGGCGCCAGTAACTGCACTGTTTGCAAGCTTGCTAGTGGTTACATTGCCATCAAGAATTTTGATGGTAGTAATTGCATCAGTAGCAATTCCGGAAGCAGTGAGGCCACCACTCTGAATTTTTGCATCAGTAACGGCATTGGCCGCAATCTTGACAGTTGTAACAGCACCGTCTGCAATGCCAGCAGTGGGCATCACTACTTGCTGATACGAACCAGCGGAATAAATATAGAGATTCTGATCAGTGGAGCGGAACCAGCCCTTTCCAGTGAAGTTATTGGCGCCAGGAGAAGTGCTGGCCGAAACAATAGAACTATTGTCGTTTAATTTGGCGGCAGTAATCGCTGCATCGGCCAATGCAGCCGTGCCAATCTTGGTGGTACTATTTTGATCAAGCTTGACTAAATCAATACTACCATTGGTGATTAGCTCAATACCAGCTTCTACCAGGGTGGCAGCACGAATTTTCTTGGTTTCACTGGCACTAATATCAACAATCGGCAGTTCATCATTCGCCGCCAGCGAACCAGCAGCAAGAAGATTTAGCTGCGAAATTGTTTGGTCTGCCATCTTACCGTATTAATGCCATTAAAAGAATTCTAACCGTTGCCATCTCTCGATTAATCATTCACTTCCAATAGCAGACTATCCACGTCAAATTCCTTAAGAAGAATACGACCACCATCTTGCAGGCGCAGTTCGCTTTCAGCCTTGCCCACTTTCAATTGAATTTCACCAGTGGACAAGAAGTCCATGGAAACATTGATAATCCTGTCAGCGCCCACCTCTACGCCTGCTCTAGTTATCACTGCATCGAAAGAATAAAACACATCTAAGTCGCTTCCATATACCAGTTCATTGGTTAGGAACAATTCAGCCTTAAACCCGCTTCCAATTTCTACGCGCTGAATTAGTTGAAGCAGCAACAGAGATGTTTCCTGCGAAGCCGCCACGTCTAAATTAAACAGGGCGTCAATGCTGCCACTTCCGCTGATAAGGCCAGCACTATATTGTTGCTTGAATTTATCGTTTAACGATGTGGTTTCAATGGCTTCTCGTTCTGTCTGAAATTCAAAATTAGTAACGCTTCCTAAAGTTTCAAAATTGGTGTCTTCAATTTCGACAGTGATAGGCAATGGATCGCCAACAAAAGCTTCCAAAGGCAACTCGCCAGCCCTATTGTTATTCACTGCATCTTCAAAGGTGCGGAAAAATCTAAGGCCGCCATACAAATTTACGTTGACATAGGCAGCTAAAGATTCTTGCACTTGCAATACGTTGGGCCATGTTGAGGCGGGAAAGCACAATAGCTTGCGCGGATCAGCCGTCGAAATGACAATGCGATCACCAGTGAGCAAGTTTTCTAAACTTCCGCGAAAACCAAGCCTATTTAAAACAGTATTAACATCGCTAGGACTAATTTCACTCGTAAACGATACCACCTGCGAATTTCTTCGCAAGCGAATATAACCAGTATGGCCCGCGAAAAAAGTCACAAAATCAGCTCAGCACTTCCACAAAATCACCATCCATCGTAAATTGAATGGGAACAGTGGAAAGTTCACCAGTAGATACTGCCACGCCAGCGGAAGTGATGTAGCCCCAAAACTTAATATCATCTGAGGCGCCACCACCAGTGTTGAGTTCAAAGAACAAGCGATCTGCTTCAGTAATATTGCCGGTTTTCATGATGCTGTTGGTTAACAAGTCAACAAACGAAAACTTTGTTGTTGATTCATTGCCTTCTAGCCGATAGTAAATAAGCGTGGCGCTACCAGTGGCCCCTTTAATGCCAGGCGTAAATGTATTCACGCCACTATCAATGGAATTAGTGGAAATCAATTCCACAGTAGTATCTAACGACCAGTCACGAATTTTGGCGACTTCCCGAACGTTTGACGGAGCTGTCAATGCACTAGACGGAGAAGTGCTATCAGTGGTGCCGAAGGACAAGCTGCCAGAGCGCCCCGTATAAAATGCCATGGTCCTTGATCAGTAATAATTACATTCTATACATAGTCTATTCTGGTCGTCCATCAATTAAGAATAGTCCGGAAATGTTTTCTACAATGCCACGAGAAATTAACGACAAGCCATTGGCGTCAGTAGCGTGATGCACGCCACGTACAGTCACCTCTCCCTCTTCGTCCATCTGCACTTCCGTCACGCGGAAAATACGCTTATTGTTAACCACTGTGCCCACCACGAAAAGCTTACCCACGTAGTTTTGGAAGGCATTGGTGTTGCCGGCAATACTTGCTCGATTGTTTCCAATGGTCACACCAGTGAAAGACTGAGTGGACGATGCTCCTCCATCGGGCGAATAAATAAGCATTGAATAAGAAGATCCATTGGGAATGGAGGCAGTGATAGGCATGTTCAAGAATCCGCCATCTTCAATGATGCCCGTGTAAATGCCATCCCACTGGTTATGCGCCAGTTCTACATAAACATAAGCTCCAGGAAAAACTGGACTATCAGTGGGGAATGTTTTAAACTCACAAGCTCGCTGCGAATAGCGCTTGCTGTTGCATAAAAATTTGCCGAGCTTAATTGCTTGATCCCGGCGGGTAACAAATGCCGAAGCATCAATAGTCTTTCGGGCGGCACTTTCTTCGACAACATCAGCAAGCTGCACATCCACGCTTGTATTAACATTAAACACTCCAGTGTTATCAGTTTTGCGGTAGATGACTGTCACAATCATGTCTTGCGTGTTTTCGCCGTAATCAATAAACTCTTCCTTGTAAGACTCTTCGATAATATTTCCTTGGTTAAACAATGCAGTGATGGGAATGGTGCGAGTGATGGCGCCAGTAGTGGGCACATACGGCACAGCCGGAATCAAAACATCCTGTCCTCCAACCTTGGCAAGCTCCAGCAAACTAAACGCTGCAAATTGCGCCCAAAATTGTCTCCACGAAGATGGCTCAGCAATAATGCCATCCATAAACAATGAATTGGTTTCGCAGAATTTCTTGCTCTTAGCTAATTGTTCAAGATCAATGGAATGGATGGAAGCATGGCGGCCAATGCCATCTTGCACGTCTAAAACAGTATCAACAAAAATATCAGGGGCAGTGTTGGCATAGCCATTGGCAGTGTCGGACAAATATTGGAAACCCGGCTGTCCCCATCCAATGCCACCAACAGTGCCTGAAGTGCGGAGAAGGCGCGACAAGCGTCCTTGCTCAGCAAACACACTAAACGAGCGCAAGTCTTGCACGCTCTTGCCTGAATACATATTGAGGCCAATTAGCGAAATATTGTCATAAAGCCCCGAATAATTGCTATATGGATCAATGATTTGTTCAGTAACTGCCGCCAATGACATTTCTGGGCCATTGTCAAACGAAAACTGAATTTGCGAATCAGATGTATTGCTAAATACGTCCCATTCATTCAGACCAGCAGGTTGTTCGTTGACTGCTGGAAATAGTACAGAAGTACGCACTGTTCCAATGAAATCAAAAAATGCCCCAGTATATATATTGCTCCCTAGCGCAAGACTTGCTTCATTGCCGGTATTTTCTAGATAACAATAAATGGTTTCACCATTACTGTTTACCAATTGAGGTTTGGAAACAATTTCAGAAGCAACGTCATAAACAGGCTCAAATTTAAATTGCCATTGTTGTGCATTAACTGCTCCAGAAGTGCCACTACGAAAGCGCAGATAAATAAAGTTTTCAATGTCAGCACTGCGACGCACTACAAAAATTGCAGGAGCAGTGGTATACGAAGAATCTTGCGCTCTTTTAACTTTAATCAAAAACATCATTGAGCGATATTTCAAACCATTGTCAGCACTTCTATAGCCACTTCCGACCCTGCTAGAGCCATATTCTTCTTGACGCCCATTAACTCGCTTGAATACGCGAGCCTTTAAAGAAAAATCAACAAGATTGCAGGGCGAAATTGTTTCATAAGAAGCTTCTTCAATGCGAACAAGCGCTTTGGTGTAAAACAAATCTGCTTGTATTCCGGAAAGAGCATCGTCTCCCACGGTGGAATTGAGTGAAATATAAGATTGCAAAGCGTTTCTTTCTTCGCTTGTTATATTTCTTTGAAAGATGTAGCCATAATTAGGCGTTGTTACGGTAGCGGTGTAGTATTCCCATGCTGAGTAGCCACGGAAACCCACCAAGCGCCTCCTTCTTTCTTGATAAGAGCTGTATCCCGTAATGCCATAGCTATAAATACGCCCATCATTTAACAATGCTTGGGCGCTATTAATTTCAGGACGTGCATCTTGACTCAATAAACTATTTGTGACGCTCCTTGCCGCTTCCCATGCTCTTCGCTTTTCTCCTGTTGGTGTGTCAGCAATAGCATTGGCGAAATCTACGCCTTCTGCCATATCTGTTCCATAGTTAACAGAATGTGCCCGACCTTGTTCAACTGCTTTTAAGTTAACAACCATTCCTCCATCGATAATATCTCCACGATTAGCCGAAATAGCCTTCAATTTGGTTGAGCCAAATTTAAACACGCCGGAATTGTCAAACACTGACACCAATACTCGCCTTGAATCTTTTGCCTCCTCCGGGGCAAGCCCTTCATCTGCGCTAGAGGCTTGTAATAATTGAACAACAACATCAGTATTAATTGGAATGGTTTGACGAGCTGTATAACCATTTTGCCCAGCCACTGACATTTGCACGCCATTAATAGCGTCTTCAAAATACCCTGCAGCGTTTCTAATGCGAATTTGTACATTAATAGGCACTGCGCCGTAAATGCCGAAAACATTAGCCGTAGAAGGAGAATAGCAATGACTAAATCCTTCGGAAGTGCCATTGGATGAAGACCTTACTAAATAAGGATTGGCATTAGATGATCCAAGGGTGGTTGGATCAGAGACGGTGAGACCATTCAACGCTGGCCTCACGTGACTATTTTGTAGAAATCCAGTGTAATTTGGCGCAAAATATAACCAATAATTTTGTGCAACTAAATCACGCAAGGCAGTTTGGCCGAAAGCGCTTTTTTCTTCATCAATGCGACCAATGCCGCCAGCGCATAGGACAAACATAAGTCGAACAAGCTGACTATTGCCGTAGCTTAAAATTGCCGACCAAATTAATGAAGTGGCTACGCGAACACCTCCTGATGGATTGGTGTCGGTGTTGGTATAGACGAGGTTGATAGGATCGCCATAGGCAGCAAGCTGCTGCTGAGTGTTGAAGCCAAAACGCGGAGCAAATATTTCATCACGAGAAGACGCTACGCCACCGCCCCCTTGCTGGCCGCTAATACGAGGAGCCTGTGCTTGTGGTTGGGGAGCAATTAAGGCCGACACCACTTGAAAGATGATGCCAACCACCGCCAAGACAATTGCGACGACTTCCCAGTTCCTAGCGTCTAAAACAGTGCCTTCTTTCGGATCACTATAGATTTGCTGTTGAGCAACAAAGTCTAAATATTGTTCTTTTGTAATGCCAAGAGCTTCAATTAATTGATGCTCATAAGGAAGAAGACGGCGCTGCGGATCGCTCATTAATCTGCCCAAAAATAATATTTTGGCCGCACCAATGAAACAGGCGCTGCTACTACCATCTTACTTGGCGATAAAAACAAACAATTACCATCATCAGCAACGACAGCCATTGCCAACAACGATTTTGCTCCTGGCAAATAAAACATGGCACCTGGACGAGGATCAGTGATTTTTTCGCCCAGTGTTAAAAGCCATCTAAGAATCCTGCGAATGGTTAGCTCTTCTTCTGCATAGTCTTTATAAACAAAAGGCCATGCTTCTTCTAAATGCTTAAGCCCTAAGCGCTTCCTCACTTCCATGCACAAAAGCCAGCAGTCAGTAAAGCCTTCGCCCTCGCTGGGACGGGCCGCGTATTTATGCTTAAGACCAATTAAATCGCTGTAGTCAATCATTGCAAAGAAACATTAGCGCTTAACGGCAATAAGCCTACAAGATTCCTATTCAGTTGTCTTGCCGGAAACTGAGTGCCCACGCTGTCCATAGCGCTTCTAAAACGAAGTTCAATGGTGGTATCGGAGAATGCGGCTCCAATGCCCACATATCTTTCTTGGTATGTCTTGACAGGAGAAAAATTGGCATTAAGCCATTGCGTGGTCAGCACCAGACGACTAAGCCTATTCCCATTGCCCTGCTCAACCAGCCTTACTGCCACTTCCACATTGGGAAATAGCACTTGCAACAGAGTATTATCGCCACCAAGATTGCTCACAGTGCCTTCCGCTCTGAAAGGCGCAAACGCATATTGCTGCCCTTCAAAGATTTTTGTTTCGTTGACAAAGAAATTTTGATAACGATGGTAAACAGTGTTTGGCGAATCTCCCAGAGTAATCGTATCAGTTTGGTTTAGCCCAGCAAGACTTTGCGCCGTAAGAGCGCTTTCAGTCATTGCCAACAAATCAAAATATTGAACAATTCTTAATGTGCTCATTGTGCAAACTCAGAAACAAGCTTTAAGCTGATGGTGCTTAGATTTCTGTAAGTGCTTTCCACTTCAGGGGCACTTTCGTAAAACCAAAGCATAGTTGTAGGACTTCCGCTTCCAATGCCAGCTTGTTGCAAAATAATATAAGGATCGCCGGCTTTTAACTGGGCAAACGTATTAGAAGAACTATCAAGGCCAGCAAGTGTTTCGTTGGAAAGAAAAAAGCCTTCAGTATTGCCGCGTTGCCCATGGTAATGAGCATAAATAAGAGACAAAACAGTTTCGCTTACGTTTTCAAACGTCAGTTCCAATGTGGCGCCAAATGGCCGATTGCCAAAGCTACGCCGAACCGTTTTGCCAGACAGTGAACGATAAATCTTTGTGGGATATTCGCCCAACGTAAAACTGCGGTTCGTAGGCTTGATTGAAGGGAAATTAGCCATGATAATTAAATGCCAATCCTCCGACGAGTGCTAGGACTTTGCTGAAGCTTATCAATGGCCAAATTGGCTCCTTGCCGTGCTCCGTCACGAACGGCAAGCTTACGTGTTTCCATCATAGCCTGCTCTAATTGATCCCTACTGACATATTCCACATTGTTGATAGTGGTGGTCTCAAAGTTCATCGACAACACTGGAGAAGCCATGGCGCCTCCGTTGGAGCTGCCTCCCATCTTGTCGCGGATGCTATCGCCTTGCATTTGCACAGGGATGGAGCGACCATCAGGCAGCGGCACAATAGCTTCGTTGTACTTGCCCTCGCCCACCAGACCAAGAGTAGGGCCTTGAACCACGCCACCATTAGCAAACGCTTTAAAGCCACCAACCGCTATTCCGCCATTTGCGTAGGAACTCCCGGCCAAGTCCAGCTTGCCCACTCTGTCCATAAATGCCGCATTGCCAGAAGCATTTCTGGCTTCAAGTCCGCCGCCGCCGCCTCCCATACCAGCAAAGATACGGGCAATGCCAATGGCGATGTAAGTGGCAATCATTTGCGCTGCTGCTTGCTGTAATGCCTGCCCAATGGCGTTTAAGAAGCCACTAAACACTTCTTGGGCCGTTGCCGTGCCTTCAATCATCGAAGCAATGCCTTCAGTCATTAATGTGCCAAAAGCATCACCAATGCCGCCAATGGCGTTTTGAATGCCACCAAAGACTGTCTGAAGACGCATGGATTGCGTTTCTAACTCAGCCATTTGCGTGGCATATCCTCTATCACCATTGGATTGCATAAGCGCATTTTCAAATGTTTGCGCTGCGCCACCATAGAAACCAGCCATAAGTCCTTGACCAGCAGTGCCAATTTGAGCACGTGTTTGAGACAGGTTTCTTTCTTGCTCTAGCAACTGATTTGTTTCCGCTTGCACCCTAAGCCTTTCTCGCGCTGCTTCAATTTCATCCTTAATAATTCGATATTGATCCGCTTTTAAATTTTTGGTTAATTCTTCTATGCGGTAATTAGCCTGCTGCTCTGGCGTTAGACCAGCATAGCCGCGCCGTAAGTTTTCAATTTCAGTTGTGGACTTTTCAATTTCAATGTTTGCATCACGTATTGCATCTTTGAAGGGGCCGCGAATATCTTCTGTTGCTTTTTTTAAAGCATAATTTCTCCTATCAGCTATATTTGTCAATTCAATTTCATAATTTCGCTCTAAGTCATATCTACGCAAGTTCTTATCTGCAGCGCTCATATTGTCGCGATCTATCTGCAACTTGTTGAGACGAAGTTGCTCTGCTGCAACAGCTTCCTCTTTTAATGCATTTAAATTCGCAATTTCAATGTCATATCTTGTACGACTAATTTGCTCTTCCAACAACAACCCATCTAAGTATTGCTTATGCTTTTCGACAACTTTTTCAATATTTTCCAGCCGACTCTGGTCGTAAGGTTGCAGTTTTTTACCACCAGCTCCTTCTTCTTGGGCACTGAGATCAATTGGTTGCAACTGTTGTTGTGTTGTCTGGCTTCGCTGTTGTTGTTGCTGAACTGCGGATGCTCTTGTCCTCCTGGCTTGCTCCACTCCCCTTCTGGCAGCCAGAACTTCTGTATATGTTTGATTTGCTCTTTCTTGTGCGCTTGCAATTACCTGCAGTCTTCCTCCCGCTTCTGCAGGTAAAGCCTGTGCTTCTCTCAAATCGCTTAATGCTTTTTGATTTGCAGCTCTCGCTTGGGCTAATTTGGTATTTGCATCTAAGTACTGACGAGTGGCACTTTCAATGTCGCCACTTGCTGCAATTCTGTCTAGTTCTTGAGCAAACTCTCTGACGCTTTGCTTGCCTGACTTTGCCGCATTATCAATATTCAAAAGCCTTTGAGCAACCGCATCCAGGGCAGTCAGGACGACTCCCACTCCAAGGGTTACCAGAGAAACCTTGAGCGCCATAATTGCAAGCCGCGCCAGGTTTGCAGTGGTAATCATGCTCGCAAGCACGGCGATAACAGTTCTAATGCCAGCTATGTAAACGCCAATTTGTGCAATATTAAAACTTGCAGCAAATTGAACCATTGCGATGGTTGCCTGGATAATTCCAGTGCGTGCTAATAACTGAAACGCGCCATTTAGCGATGCCAAGATCGCAGCATACAAGCCAACTCTTGCAACAAAAGGAAGGGAAATAAAGTCAAGAGCAGCTCTTGTTGCCGCAATCAATGGTGCCACAAAAATTTGCAATGAAGATGCGAAGGAAGATATGTTTCTACCTGCCGCTTGAGCGGAATCACCAAGCTCTCTTAAAGTGACAAAAAGACTTACCGCCCTGGGCGTCATTGTGGCAATAACGTCAGAGCCAGGATAAATGGTTGCCGTTAAAGCTTTCATGGCAGACGTAACATCAGCCAAAAGACTATTCACTTGAGGGCCAAAAGCAGAAGCAAATTGATCAACAATTGGCCCCATACTTTCATACATTAATTTCAAATTATTTTGAATTTGATTTACAGCACCTTGCAAAGTATTGGCAGCTCCCGTGGCAGCAGCGCTGAATTTTTCATTCAGCAAAATAGCAACGTTTCCTAACACTTGCTCCATTGCCTTCCCCTTGAAGGCGCCGTCTTCCATTGCCTTGCTGAATTCGGGGATGCTCATTTGAGCAGCTTCAGCGAAAAGCCCCAGTGCTCCAGGTAGCACGTCTCCCAACTGCCCCTTGAGTTCTTCGCTCATAATCTGGCCCTTGCTTGCCATTTGAGCAAAGGCATAGTTAACGCGATCTACTTTGTCCGAACTCAAACCAAAAGCTGCTGCTGCCTTGGCAATTCCAGTGAAGAGTCCTTCAATCTGCCCCTGGTCAAACCCCGCAGGTTGCATTGAAGCGTAAAGCTTAACAAAACCTTGACGCGCACTATCTAAGGGCACGTTGAACCTTGTGGCCAGTGTGTCAACAAAAGCGAAAGATTGTTCAAAAGTGCCCGATGCAGAAGTGACTGCTTGTAATTGGTTCTTGTATGTAGCTAAAGCTTTTGTTGCTTGGAATGCCTGGTTTGGCAAATCCATGAAGAAAGCTAGCCCTTTATAGGCAGTGCCGAACAGGAGCACTTGCTTTGTCGCATTTGCAAATTCACTAGCAACTTCTCCTATCGCGCCTGCCAACGGCAAACGAGCTTTTTGAAAAATATCTAAATTAATCTTGCTTGGATCCGGTCCAAAGCCCATCGCATTGCGAAAGCCACCACCAGGCGGCACATTTCCACCGCCGCCGCCTTCGCCTTGATTTCCGCCTCCGCCGCCACCAGGCACCAAAGCGCCACCGGCAGCATATGGAACAATAGCGCTTAACGGACGAGCACTTCTATAAGCATAGTTATATGGCTGCGCCCCTCTATTTGTTGCTCCCAAAACATCCACTTCGCGCAACGCAGATCGCATGCGGGCTTCTCTTTCGCGACGAGCAAATAATTGAGATTGTGTTTCGACGCCAATTTTGCCAGTACTGTAAACGCTGGGTTGTCTACCTACGCCAGCAGGCAGCAATCCAGCAATTCTTCCGCCTGTCAGCAAAGGTTGTTGAGTGGCGCCAAGGCCTATTTTCACTCCTCTTGTTTGTTGCTTCAGTGAGTCAACAAAAGCATATGCAGCGCCACGTAAAATCTTTTTAAGTTCATCGCTTAACGCTGTGGGAAGATATTTTTGAGCACCAAATGCAGTACCTCCTAACGCAGGAAATGTAGGACCAGGTGGCAACATGCGACCACCGCCATAGCCACCACCTTGTGAAGGTGGAACAGTAGCAGCCCATGAGGGACTAGGCAGGCCGGCTCCTCTGGTTTGCCCAGCTTGCCGGTTAATATCCGTTGTGCTCATTCCGCCCATCATCAGGGCCATGCGAGCTAAGCGGTCCAGCATTCGTCGCATTTTGCGACTAGCAGATTGCTCTGCAATGTCTAATGCTTTTAGCAAGCCAAGTTCAAATCCCTTTCCCGCATCATCGCCAATGTCAAACATCTCCTTGGAAGGAGAGCTAATTTTTAAGGTTTTTTTCAATCCCGCAAGCAATACTTGTCCGTATTCACCTGCAGCTTTACGGACACGAGAATTTTCTTTGCTAAATGCATCAAGAAAACCTTGACTTGCTTCTTGAGCCGCTTGATTTAATGCTGTAATAATTTTTGATTTGCTTGCATTGACCTCTTCGTCAAAAGCAAGGAGCCCTTTTCTTGCTGCCTCTCTGTAAAGAGAACGCAGAGTATTAACGTCTCCAATTCCAGTTAGCTCTTGGCGAAACGTTCCACTTTGCCGAGGAATTGCACCACTTCCACCAGCCGAAACATTTTTCAATGCGGCAGCTAGTTTTTTGGCTTTATCAATCTCAGCGTCTAAATTTGTTTGAACATTTAGTCGATATGTTCTTTGGCTAATATTTCTTCCTAACGTATTAAGCTCATTTTGTACACTACGTCTATCAAACTGAACTTGCACAGGAATTTTATATCCCGCTGCAGCCTGGCCGAGCCCTGATAGTTGCTGTCTAAAAAACGCCAGGTCAAGACTTACCTTAAGTTTAAGTTCGGCGTCTTGAGCTGCCATTTTAATTGTTCTTCACTATTCCCTTAATTCTATAATCATTGTTCTTGGTTACGTCCGGCAAAAGCTTTTAATTCGTCTGCTAATAAGGCAATCACTCTTCCGTCCATTTTTCTTGTCTTCATTAAGCGCTGGAAAACAATCATACTTTCATCTGTCAGTCCGCTGTCTTTTTTCAATGCTTTGATATCAAATGGCAAAAAGTCTTCTGGTTTCACTTTTGATTTCTTGCCACCAATCATCCCTGCTGTCATCGTGCCAAATTTTGCAATAGCAATGCTTTGCACGTTGTATTTAGCTATGTCATGCTTGTCCAAATATTTCAATGCACACTGAACATCCTTTAATCGCTGCCGTCCAAATTGATCAGCATGCCACCTTGGATCACGAAAGTCTGACGCCGAAAGACGAAAGTAGATTTCGTCCCAATTAGTTAAATTTTTAAGTTGTTTTCTAGCTCGCGTCTCTGTCGCTTCAGCTATTGAGGAGAATTCCTCTTCGTTGCTTTTTTTGCCGTTGCAGCCTCCTGGGTTTCGGCGCTTTGCTCTGCAGTGATAAATTCCACTACTTTTGCAACGTATTTACGGGGGAGATTTTTTGTATCTTCCAACTCCCAGTCGTCGAGGTCTTGCCAATTCCCATCAACAAGACCTTGCCCGCGAGAACGAATAAAGGCGGTAACCATACGAGCGTTAGTACTCTCCACCGACGAGCCACTGGTAATCATGCTCAATGTTTCTTCGGTATATTCCGAAAGCAGCTCAGCTTCGGTGATTGAGCCGCCACCGCCTTGTAAAAGACCAAATGCCTCGTCCAAGGGGATATCCTTGGCAGTGGCAATGCGCTTTGCAAGCTGCACGGCCCGGATGGTGGCCTGGCTTTGCAACTTGCTAATTTCTTCCTGCTCAATGGCCTCTGCAACCAGCCAGCCGCCATATTTCTTCAGACGAAGTTCTGGCAGAAGCTCAAAATAATCTTCAGCTTTAGTTTGAAGCAGGAAGCTGTATTTGCTCATGGTCCAAGATGTTTAACAATGCGTTGAAGACTTTCACTCGTTCATTGGAAGAGCGAAATTCCTTAGGAATTTCAACCAGCATTGAATGATTTTCGTTAGAAAGTCTAACAGTCTCTTCGCGGCAAGAAATAAGGCACAAGATACCAGCCTCTAAAGCTGTGCCTTCTATGGCATTGTTAATTGCATGGACAGTTCTATCGTCGCTCCACAGATAGTCAATTTTCATCTGTTCAATGCAGTGCGTATGCGAGATCGTAGCGCCTTACTTACACTACTGCCATCGAACAAATTACGCTCTTGAAATACATCCGTCCACTGCCTTGGTTCTAAATTTGTCGATAGTCCTTCATGGACATACCATGCATAACCCCTTCCGCTCTCGTTTTTGGCATCCCAGTTCCAAGATACAGTAATATCGTTGGCGCCTTGCGTAATTTTAAAACTGTCCTTTCCGCTTTGATAAAGTTCCCCAAGATCATAGATATTACGAACAGTCCCAGCATTTTCTCCGCTTTTTCTTCTTGTGTACCCTGGATAGCTCCATTTATCGTCCTTAAATTGATCTTCAAAATATCCGTCGTCCACGTCCTCTTCCGCCCATGTTTCAAACGCCTTGACCAATTTTTGTTCTAAAAACCTTGCATTGAGAATAGTTCCGCCAACAATGATGCCGCTCATGGTGCAATCAATGGTCGAAGAATAAGGTCGGGGATTAAAAACCTACAACGCTCATAAGCCACATCATCACCAGGAAAATATCTTGGCGTGGAATCAGGAAAGCGCCTAACCATCCTGTCCATAGCAGTGGCAATAGCGCCAGCGCTAGGCGTATATTGCACCAAAATTACTTCCCAAATTTGCGTGACTTTCGTTGTCCCACCTAGCGGAGAGCGAGAAACTAGCTCAGGAAACTGTCGCATTGTCACTTCCAGCCCCTTCACTTTCCATTCTTTCGGTACACTCTGCGGCCCCACCACATAAACAGCAGGCAGCGTTGAACCATTTGGCAGTG